ACTGCGCCGATACCACTGCTGATTGCATCTCCGAGAGCGGTCACAATCTGTGCCCCTGCCTTAGAGACTGCGCCGATACCACTGCTGATTGCATCTCCGAGAGCGGTCACAATCTGTGCCCCTGCCTGAGAGATTGTTTCAATACCTAAAGAAATCGCATTCACGATAGCTGATATTATCTGCCCTACAACTTCTCCTATCTTTTCAATACCGTTCTTCATACCTTCAAGAATACCTAAAAGGATATATTCCCCGATCGGTATCATGGTCTTAGCAGGTGACGCAATCCCGAAAGCAACCCGAATCATATCGTACCAACTCCCGAAAAGGAATCTTGCTATCCAATCCCAAAGGTGTTGGTTAATATAATCTTCAGCTCCTTTAATAATCCCCTGAATGATATTTTCACCAATTTCTTTGAGTTTTCCTAATCCTGATTTCCCATCCATAAAATCTTCACCGAAAAATGCTTTCATGAACGGAGTCAGGATATTCTCATCAACAAATTTCACTAAGTAATCACGGAGGTTAGTAAGAGTCTCTTTAAAATTCTCACCTTTAATATGCTCATCCCACCATTCTTTAATAGCGTTCCAAACCGGAGTGAGTAAATCCACCATAGCACGTAAAGCAGTACCTAATAATTCAAAGAAATTTCTAATTACTGCTTCAAAATCAAAGTTAGCGAAAAAGTCTTGTATCTTCTGTAATAGTGTTTCACCTAATTCTTTCCAATCATGACTCTGAATCCATTTAATCATTTCACCGTAAACACCGATAATGAAAGCACTAAGACTTTTTGCTACTTCACCCCAATCTAATTCAGTAAGAAAACCTATTGCAAAATCCCACATAATAGTGAATTGCTTTACGAGAAGTTTTCCTAAATATTCCCAATCAACAGCCTGAAGAAGATTGTTCACCAGAGTAGCAACTTTTTCACCCGCATTTACAAAATCAATTTCGTCAAGAAAACCATAAGCTACTTTGATTGCAGCATCCAACCAATAACCTATCTTTTTCCCTATTTCAGCCCAATCAATAGAATCAATAGCTTCATTAACTTTCCTACCTAATTCCCTTCCTAATTCTTCCCATTCGCCATTTTTAATAAGGTCTTTCAGCTTTTTAAGAAAATCACTAATACCAGTAACCGGAAGTTCCTCAAACATTTCGTTATAAGGAGGATTATCATCTTCGATTACATTTAGTTCATCAATACCAATAAGATAAGATTTAATTTTTGCATATTCAGTAGAAATTTTCTTAGCAACTGTATATGTACTTTGTCCGAAAAGTCTTGCCAATGCTAAATTGACCTTATTCATAAGGTCTACAATCTTATCTCCGATTTGATCTATAATAGGAGCAACAGCATTTATTAACGGACTTACCATAGTTGCAAGTGAATTTTTCACATATAATGCAGACGTAGCTATTTTATCCATGCTTTTAGCAAAATCTGTACCCGCTAATTTACTATACTGATACAGATTGTCTATTCCTTCTTTCATTCCTCTTGTAAAGAAAGCTATCATACTTCGTATCGCACGATACATAGCAATTCTCTTTAGAGAACTGAAGAAATTCTGTAATCCTTTAACAGCACCTTTAATACTGTCTACTAATTTTCCACTTACAGTAAGAGGTAATTTTGCTAATGTTGTAAATCCTTTTCCTGCTAAAGAAGAAATAAGTGATACTACTTTTCTTATAGGAGCAGTAATCTTTTTAACAATCTCTCCTAAAATCCTGAAAGCATTTACTACAATTTGGACATAAGGATGAGCATTAGCTAAATCCTGAAGTGAAAAAGAAACATCTTTTACAGACGGAACAGCTTGACTTGCTTTATCACGGATATTACCAAAAAGGGATTTGATTCTATCAAGAATACTTCCACTGGAAGAAATATCTCTTTCAATAGTTTCACTAAATCGGGTTGTATTATCTGAAAGTGTAGAAGTTTCACTATTCAATTCCCTTGCAGGAGGTAAAGCACCCGCAAAACCTTGCCCTAAACGTTTAGGATCAATTTTTGTCCAAACGCCTTCAATAACATCTTCAAATTCCTGAGTAGCTTGTGTGATACCCCTAAACGGTTCAATTGCTTCTTCAGCTACCTGTACTATTGCTCTGAAAGGCTCAATAACTTGACCCGCACCTGTGCCAAGTTCACCCGCAATATTGATGTATCTCCATACACCTTCTATAAATTCATCAAATACCTTAACAATTGCTCTGAAGGGTTCAATACCCTGTTCAACTACCTGTATTATTGCTCTGAAAGGTTCAATAACCTGTCCTGCAACATTTGAAAGTTCACTAAGAGATTGATTAATAGATTGTACAATTTCAGTAAAACTTCTAACAATAGAATTATTTCCTGTAAAACTTTCTTCTACATTTTCATTAGAAGAAGGAGTTGCTTTAGATTTCTTTTGTTTAACATTAGGTATATGTACATCACCAACAGAACCTAAATCTCTTAGACTATCTGCTAAATCTTTTACTCTGTCAATATCGTCATGTGTGATATGTTTAATTGTTTGTGATAGTTCTTCAAGTCTTTTAGATAATGTAGAAGATAAAGTAACACCTTTTACATCATCTAAAGACTTTAAAGCACCGGAAACACGATTAAGTTTCTTTGTATCAAAGTTTGAAATAACTTTGTTAAGTTTTTGCAAACTATTAGAGGTTTTATTTAATGCATCAACCGCAGAACTAATGTTCTTCAGCTTATCCAGACTTTTCTTTAACGCATCAATACCTTTTGTAGATTTATCAGCGTTAGCTTCTATCTGAAATACAAGACCTTGTAACTCAACTTCCTTTGCCATTTTCAAACCTCTTATTTATACCCGCCATCATCATTCTCATATGTTCAATACCGTTTTTCATCTTCTGGTTATTCTTTTCTTCTTTCCGTTTCTTATCATCTAATTTCAAATCAATTAGCTCAGAACGATAAGGGACAGGTTTTGTTTTCTTACTAAAGGCTCGTAAAACGGGTGACGCATCTAAGATCGCTTCATATACGTAAGCACCTTGTAACCAGAGGAAAAAGTTCTTTTCTTCTCTTTCAAGATTATGCTTTTTCCTAAAGTATTTGGGAAGTTGATTATCTCCGTTCCAATATTCATCATAAGTCATTCCTATACTCATGTAATATGGACAAAGTTCATCTAACTGTTCCCCGTAGCGGGGAGGGAGAGGCTTTACCCTCTCCCTTGCGGACAGCGAACCCGCTACCAACTCGTCATCCAGTTTACTTTTTTTCCGTCATCTTCATCCGGCTCATTCATTAAACCTTCCAACGGTTCATTGTACATTTCAGCAAGTTTCTCAATCAGCTTTTCTTTATTCGGCATATGGGAGTAGATTTCTTCTACTTTTTCACGCTTATAATTACGATGATTAGCCAGAAATGCACCCGCAAACAAATCAAGAACCATGCTCATAGGTTTGTCATTAATGTCAGAAATAGAGAAACCTCTTTCTTCCATCTGTTTGACAGTTCTTTTTGTGTATTCAAGTTTTATATCCTTACCTTCGTAGGTGAACTCAATACTCTTACTCATATAATCCTCCAAACTCAATTTAGATTATTCCGTCTGGACTAAGCAGACGGAAATTCTTCAGTAATGACAGTGGACGGAGCAATCGTAATGCTCATATCACGGACTTCATTCACACCACCACCGACAACATGAACGGAAAGTTCACCTTCAAAGCTAAACTTACCTTCACTACCGGACGGGGTAACAACACTACCGGATTCAGTAGCACCGAACCAAACCGCATACTTTTCTTTCTTACCTTCGTAAGTTTTCAAAGTCTGATAGTTAGAAGGATCGTAGTTAGCGGTAAACACCATACCTTCATTAGACTGCACACCAAGAACAAAAGTCTGCATCTTATCAGAAAGAGTAGTAGTTTCAAGCATCTCAGGTTCACCACCAATATCAGGAAATTCCTTAATATCAACCAGTTTAGCCCAAGTAACACTATCAGTACCAGTACCATGCATCAAGAACGTTTTGTACGTAGAAGTAGCCATAATTTAACTCCTGTAAAAATTTTTTCCGTCAGTCCACCCTTCATAACGGGCAACTAACCTGTAAATTGATGTGTTTTCCATATTTGGAACAGGTGTATATGCTGTCCGTCTGAAATTTATAGAAAACATGACTTCATCAATCTTTTTTATAATCTTCTTACACTCAGATTTCTTGCCACTGGATTTATTAGAATACACGTTCACTTCAAACATAACTTGCGCCATCTCAGAAGTATCAGTTGTATATCTTTTCACCACAATGTTGTCACTGAGTGTAAAACTCACATGAGGAAATGAAGAAGGGGCATTTACGTACTCACCGGAAATGTTAATTCCTGAAAATTCAGCACGTAATGTTTGCGCTACTTTTGTATAGACTTCACTTTCAGGATCAATCATACAAACACCCTTCTTACTATTTCTTCAAATCTCTCTGCTAATTCTTTCTTCGTGTTGTACATACACATATTAGCAGGATTACCGTATGTGTGCATTACGCTTTTCTTCCTTGCGTTTGGACTCAGTTCACCTTGCGTTCCCGCTTCACCAACATATCTCCAACCGTCAGGATTAGCACCTTTCTTTTTTCCGTACTCACCTCTATTCATCTCATGTCCGTCAGTATGCGCTTCAGGATGGTCATCAGGATATTTAACCCCAGTACCAAATTCGATAAATAGAACCATCGTACCTATTGCTAAAAGTGCTACTTTGTTTTCACCCCGTTCCTCTATTTCACAAGTTACTACATTTGAACCGTCATAAATAGCTTCAGAAAACTTTGCAGACATGATCTGTATTCCTTCTTTTCCAAGTTCATACAAAAAGTCTTTTGTTTTTTCTTCAATCCATTTTTTCCATTCTTCAAGTTCCTTGATAGCTTTATCAATTCCCCGTGAAGTCAGTTTCAGTTTAATAACCTTATTCTTCATATTCATCCTCATCTTCATTATCTGAAGGAGTAGAAGGTGTAGGTTCGGGTTTCGGTTCAAGTTCAGGTATAGGTACAGAAGATTTATTTACCTCACTGACTGCATAAGCTATATGATTTAGAGTTTTCGCTACTTTCTTTACAACATAATCGGGTTCATCAGTTGTTGCTACATCTATATAAAGCACAGTGTTTTCATCAATCGGGCAGTTCATGTTATCTGTGATTACGATTTTGTCATAACCTACAAGATTACCGAACATTGTATTTTGTACGTAACCAGAAGCAGGAGAAACGTTTGCCATCATGGAAACAGGTTCACCATAACCTACAGTCATTTCACCAGTTTCATAACCTTCATCATCATAAATAGGCTGTTGTCCTGTATATAGCTTATAACTAATCTGTTTCAGATTCCGCTTCACTAACCGCATCTGTCACTTCCTCTTTTATCGTTCCGAAAGGTACGGCACACGGAGTAATTCTCCGTAGAAGTGAGGGTGCTACACCCGCATCTTCCCAATGACGGCTAACCCCGTTTTCAAGGTGAACTGTTTCACCTTCAGCACCACGTTTATTTATCATGTAAGCAGCAATTTCTACATGAACACCATCATATTGTGAAGGAAAAGTTTCAGGAGTATTCCCAAAAGGATAAGCCTTTTCATACACAATTTGTTTTGCAAAGTTTAGATAGGCAGACACAACAGTTGAAGATGTTTCATCTGTCATCAAAGAGACTAAAGTGATTTTTTCCTCATCTGTCATGTCTGTCACCTTTCACTTACGCAGCTTTCACATCACACTCGTTAGAGTAGACAGTGCCCACAGCAGTACCGGAAGCAGTAACTTTACAACGGTAATGCTTCTGAGCATCCACAGCCTGAACAGTCAAGGTCTGACTGTTATAACCAGTGTAAGAAGCAGTCAGGTCATTCCACTGTGTACCAGTCTTAGCCCGAATCTGCCACAGATAACTCAGTGACGGAGATTCAGCGGGTTCAATATCATAGGTCACGTTAGCAACAGCAACCGTAGCTTCATCAGAAGCATCAACCTGAGTCTTATTCAGAGAAGCAGTCAGAAGATTTGCTTTCACAGATACAGAACCAACAGTACCACCCGCAATCATCACAGACTTCTGATACTTCGGTTTTTCAAATCCGGTATTAATGTTTGTGAATTTAGCGTGATACCATTCAGGACCATGATCCAAGCCAAGTTGACCAAACAACTGATACTTATCACCCGCACCGACTTTAGCTAACTGTTCAAGGAAGAAGTTACCTTTACCCGGAACAGGTTGATAAACCGGAGCAATCACCCCAAGATTCAGGAGCATAGCAGTACCCGCAGGGAGACATTCACCAAGTCGCAGATAAACACGACCCAACGGTGTAATAACGCTGTCAAGGGAAATACCGTTAATAGTACGGTCAGCAGGAACAATAGTAAGATTGTTCTGAACTGCATCAGCGTTAATCTGGAACATGGTTACAGGATCGCACCACAGAACAAGGTCAGAGATAGGAGCATTGACACCGTACATAGCACGAAGCATCTCAGCAATATCCCACAAACCCATAGCTTTATGATCCATATCCATTACGCTTGTGGTAATGGCAGAAATAAGACCACGGGTCTTGTTAGCTGTCTGGTCATTAGCTGCTTTCTGGTAAACACCATTGATAAAGGTATATTCAATATCCCGTTTTACCTTCTGCATCTTAGCACCAACCTGAAAATCAAGTTCGCTCATCGGGTTGGCTTGCTGTCCTGCAATATTAGCACCGCTCAGAGTACCCATATTGGACATTTTCCCATAACTGACTTTAACAGATTCCATAAAAATCTGAGTCACATTAGTCATTTGGTCACGAGTAACGATAGTAGCGTCAGGAGCAGTCAGAGAAGCATCTTCACTGATTTCAGGCTGCTCACCGTCACCACCACCTGTATATTCCTGACCTATGACAAATTCAACATGATTCGTAGACTTTGCACGACTCCCGATAATGGAGGAAAGCGGGGTTTTGGTATTACCCTTATTAAAGAGCATACCAGAGTAGTTCAAAGTACGAAAACTGGTCGCAACTGTATCGCCCATAATTCAGTCCTTTCGTTATTCTGACTGAAGTTCACTTTCTGCTTTAAGTCTTGTATAATACGCTTCAAGAGCATTATTACCGTCACTTCTTGCTTCTTCAATCAGAGTGTCAAAATTTTTATTCTTGTTATCGCTTTCATTACCTTTAGGTTTAGGTGTGCCTTTTAGTAATTCGGTTTCAATAACCTTTTTCTGAGTTTCTAAGTATTTGCTTTGATTCAGCAATACTTTCTCCATATCGCCATCTACCATAGCAATCGCTGTTTCATCAGCAAGTGCTTCTTCATAGCCCATCCCAACAAGTTTTGTTTTCTTGTTGGCAATTTCCATTGACCGTTTCAATTCAGCGTTTTCTTTAGTAAGTTTGTCAAACGCATCCTTTTCTTCCTGACGTTTGATTTCATCATCCGTCTGTTTTTCCTTCAGCAATCCTTTCAGTTTGGCAATTTCACCATTACGATCTGAAAGCAGATTTTTCAGCTTATTGGTTTCCTTTTCCTGTTCACCATTCAATGCCGACAGACCTTTCAAAGCATTGGAAATTTCTTCTTCGGTCATATTCTCTTTGTATGCTTCTCCAAGCAATTCACTCAAAAAACTCATAACAATACTCCTTGCGTTTTTATGTCTTCCCTGACACTTAAAATTTACGATTTAGGTCTTTCCTGACCTTTTGCGTTTACAGTTCCCTCTGATATTCCAAGATACATCTGCAATTGACATTGTTTTCCGGTCTTTCAAATCCTGAAGGGTAAGGGGCATGATCACCATCGAATGTATAAAAATCTTCATTCATCGGTATTGTCCGACCTTCAAGATATTCATGAGTTTCCCGTACTCTGTCATCTCTTACCGTTACCCATCTTTTAGTAACATTGGTAAATCCTGTATCTCTTACTCCATCCATCACAGAATTGTTGTAAACTCTGTGAAATTCAGACTCAGTTAATGTTTCCAACCTCCCTATATCCCCGTTCAGGATATGTTCAGTTGCTCTGTCAGCAAATGTCATCCCGTCAATTTGTCTGTAAATGACATTTTGCATTTGTACGAAACCCGCATCTACTCTTTGATTCATCATCTGTGAAGCGTGTTCCTGCCCCAAGATGTAGGCATCTATCAATATGTCAAGAATGTCCTCAATTACTTCAGCTACAGAATTACGTTTGTTCATAATCTCAGGAACAATCACGTTTAGTTCATCTATAGCTATCTGATAATCTTTCTTTACATCCATACTTCTTAACAAAAATAGGGTTATAAAATACTTTCGTATCTCATAACCCCATTGGGTTTCCTGAAATCTTTGTCTCAGGTTTTGAAGGAGTCTACCCCTTCATCCGCATTTTCCGCTTGACCTCAACTATGGTCACTTTACCCTGTTCAATCAGCAGTTCCACCCGACTTCCGTGTTTTAGAAGTGTTTCGATTAGCTGAATCATTTCCTGTGTTAGTACCGGAGTCATTACCTCCTCCATTCTGCATCATCATTTCCTGTTGCTTTTTCAAGTATTCATCGTAATACTCCTTGCTCATAGCGTATGCAGATTCAGGATCGGTAAAGAGTCCTGAATGTATAAACGCTAACAACGGGTGCACTTGTGGATTATTCAACATCAAATCAAGAACTTGTGCCTTAACATAAATGTTTTCATAATTACGTCTGGTAAACTTGATCTCAATATTGCTTAATTTCAAATTCAATCCCTTCAGGATTCTTGAAATGTTCAACATCAATTTCAAAGTTTTCCGTTCAGATTCACGGAACATCAGTTCAGTATCTTTTGCCCGACTTTCCGCAGAACTCCACCCGTCACGCATAATCACGCTGCCGACATTATCGGAAGTAGAAGTAGCAGACATTTGACGGTTAGGCATACCACATATGGTAAGAACAACGTCATACATATGATCCATCAAAACCTGTGTCTCAGCTTGATTGAGATTGTTTATCAGGTAGTCTACTTCACCCTTCATTGTCGGGTCAATATCTTTAAATTTCAAAGCACCTAATTCACGAAGTTTATCAAAATCTTCAGTAGAAATGTCTACATTGTGAAACAGCATAAGTGCCTGAATAAACTGTTCTACTCCATCAATTCTGTTACTTTCGGTAAGATTGATAGCATCCAGAAGCAGGATGACAATCTCAAAAGCACCAATACGGGCAATATTTAAGGGATACTCTACAATCGGAATATCACCGAGAACATGACCTTCATGAATCATTATCTGACCAAGACGAACTTCAAAATATTCATTCTTAGTGTAGATAGAGTAGATAGGTATTCCCATATTGTCAATGACATAGGTTACACCCATCAGAGGTTTAGCACCAAGTTCATTACTGTACACAACAAACGTATTCCACGGTACAGGAATTAAAATCTCAAAAGGACTTTCAGCATCAGGTTCAACATTAGGTAATGTCATTCTGTAAGCAGTCCCAAAAATATGAAACCAATCGGATAATTTTTTATCTTTCGCTGCTTTTTCTTCAGCAAAGCAAAAATCATTCAACTGATTGATACTTTCTTCAAGATTTTCATCACTACCTCTTGAAACGTATTGTACAGGTTCACCCATTAAATAACCGGATTTAAAAGTGACAATTTCATTTGCCCGATTTTCAACAACAATGTTCATGATCTCAGGACGTACTTCTTTAACTCTGTCTAAAATCGGCTGATTTCCTTTGTAATATTGCCACAAGTATTTAATCTGTGAACGGTTTCCTTCATGGATAATAAGTGCTTGATTGAGAACGTCAATTACATTGGAAACAGTAATCTGTTTCTCATCTGTAAAAATCATTTGTCTGCCAAACAACCGTTCCATCAAGCACCTACCATCACATTTATAAAGGAGACAATCCCAAATGGCACTCAGTCTACAGTGATTATAACACTTCATACCATAAATGTCAAACTATGGCATATAAAGTATGAAGGAATGTGACATTAAAATAATCTTTGTATGACTTCAATCTTAGCACCCATATACATACGCAGTTCATTTTCCAGTAAAGACAGACTATCAGGAGCATCATCATGAGGAACTTTACCGGAACGGGTATAAGTTGTAAGCTGTTTCATAAATTGTGCATAAGGACTATTCCTTGCATATAAAGAACTGTCTTTGAAATAAAAATTCTTAATAATGTTATCAGAAGCAAATTCAATACGAGTTTGTTTATTTGAAACAGTTCTTTTAGCTTTAATATTGCAAGAATAACCATTGTTTTTCAAAATCTCATTCACATCTCTGGAATAATACTGTCCTGCATTGTTCGCTTCAAAAGTACATGATCCAACCTTATTTTCAATGATTGCTTTAGCACATTCAGGTTTTGTAACTTCAGGAGGTGCATCATCAAAAACAATGTCAATGATATAAACCTCAGTACCATAAACAGCACCAATAGGCATAGAAGTAAAGTCCTCACCGGAGTCAGCAGGATCACAAACAGCAACAATAGCATCTGGTTCAACATCAATAGGTAATTCAAAATACCTATTAAGAGATTTAGCAGGAAATAATAATCCTTTTGCTTCAAATGGCTGTTGCTGAAATTCACTTTCCCATTGTTCAGCAGTAAGCATATCCCGTTGTTCACGAAAATATTGTGTAGTGAAAATCTTTTGACCTTCACGAACAAATTCAAAATTACTTTCATCAGTATTCAAATCCAAAGCAGGAGTTTCAATAACTTTCATCCTTTTATTTTGCTTTATCATTTCTTCTTGCAAATGTCCGATAGGATCATAAAGTGAATATCTTGTACCGCAAATTACAATAGGAGTACCTTCAATAGCACGACCGATAACATCACCTGATATTACTTCCCATTTATCATCAAGTCTTTGTCTGTTCTTAGCTTCTTCACGACCTTCAACACAGTCATCAAGATAAAGTAAGTTTGTAGCTTCACTCAAACCAACCTGTCTTGCATCAATAGACCTACACATTACGGTTGGAAAACGAGATTTATGTAAAAGATTGATGATTTTTGTATCAGCATTTGTCTGTACCAACTGACTTTCAGGAAAAATATCATAAAAATGATAATCTGAAGGTACTAAAAGATATTCCAAACAACCCTGATAAAAAGATTTAACAAGATCATCACCCGTACCTTCCATCAATGTTGATTTATCAGGAAATTTACCGGACAACATACAGGTAAAATTAATACCCATTTGACTTTTTCCCGCTCTCTTTGGCATGGAAATTGACAGAAAATCTAATTTTCCATCTAAAATATCCTGATAAGCATCAACATATTTTTTCAAATAACATCTGCGGGGTGCATAAAATTTCTTATCATAAGGTTTTCCATATTCAACACACTGAAGATAATCATCAAAATAATAAGGTGCGGAAAATAATAAACAGCGGTAAAGAAGATCGTCAAATCTTTCAGCAGTATCAAAATCATAATTCTTTGTTGATAAAGCAAGACCTATGATTATCTTTTCCCTTAATTCATGATTCCATTCATGAGAATTTGTATCTTTACACAAATCAAACATATCAAGATATGGAGATATATCTTCAGGATGTTTTTCTATAGCTTTTTCAATAATATTTTTCAAATTCATATCTACCTCCAAATAAAAAGAGACTGATATACACCAGTCTCATTAGACTTTCATTCACTTTATGAATGAGTTTAAGTTTTTTATATAATTCGTTTCAAAAATCTACTGATTTTCAACAATTTTTGAAGATGAATTGAAGTTTTCTACTGTAAAATCTACAATTTCTACATTTCCTTCTTCATCAATGATTTTACAAACACAAACAATTGTGTAATCTCCATCTGGTTTACCAATATCATAAAGCGGGGTATACATTTCACTGAACATAATTTAATTTATCCCATTCATCAATAGCTTCCAATTATATGCGGTTCAACTTTAATACTCTTTATCCATTGTCCTTTGTTATAAAGAATATCCTGACCGAGTATCATATAATCATCAGTGAAACCGTGCGCCCTTAATTGTGTATAAATTTCTCTATAATTTACTCCCATCATTACAAGCATGTTGAATAATTCATCCCAATTCATAAAGACCAAATTTAATCTTTGATTATTTCTGTATTCAACAGTCATTCGTAACGGGTCATGTTTACTGGAAACGGGTATTATCATAAACACCTCAATCAATCATTTCAAAGAACTCAATATCATTTTCCATAGCTAATTGTTTTGCATTATCAGATAATCTTGAATTTGTAATAACGGCAGCTTTCTTAGCCTTATAGTGCTTTTTCGCAGTATTTACTTCCTGAACAGCAGAATTGCCTACAATCCTTACATATTTCTTGCATTGAAATACCCATCTTTCACCTAATCTTTCAGCAATAATATCAGCACCATAATCATGACTTGCAGGAGTTACCTGAATATTTGTAAATCCTTTTCTCCGTAGATAATCAGCACAATATTGTTCATACTGCAAACCGGACATTCCGTAACTGCTGCCGTGAATAATCTGCAATCCGTAAGTAGGTATAACCGCTGATATAAACATCAGTAAAAGAATTATCCAACGATCACTACCACCAAAACACAACACCAGACAAATACAAAACGGAACTCCAAAACTTACAAGCCATTTGTTTTTATCAGGATGTAATATTGCAGATAAGAAAGTAAATATAAATCCTAATAAAATCCAGATAAAACTATGAAAAGCTAACGCAATTATCCAAAATATTGAAGCAATAATCAATAAAATAATTGAAAAACTCATATTATCACCTTTATCTTGTATATTTTCTCCAACGAGCAGGATTTATCATCAGTTCTCCATTATTATCCATTCCTGCCTACTATTTTTGTCTTTTACAACAATTTCACAATCCATAGCATCAAGAAGTTTATAAAGATTATCAATTCGTATATTTCCACGATTTAATAATCCTGCAATACAAGATTGATTAGCATAACCACATTTATCAGCTAATTCTATTTGATCCATATCACGGAATTTTAAAATTTGTTTGACAACATTCGATGTATTCAGCATAACAATCCTTTCTTGTGAGTATCTTTTTAACACTCACACTTTAATTATATATAATTATAATTCATACTTGAATATTTATATTTCTAATTTGCAATATTATTACAATTTCCTGTGAGTATCAATATAAAAATGAGTAAACTTTTTATATGTTAAGACATACGCGCGATATAAGGGAAAGTTTATGCAAAATGCTATACATACTCCTGAGAAATTATTTATTTGCAATATATTATTACATATGAAGAATATAATAATGTAATGTGAGTAAAAGAAGCTAACAGACATACTAACACCTTTTTTATTTTTGTCGGAATTTCCGACCCTCACCCCGCCGATATAGAACAATTGTACCAACCCCCTGCCCGTCATTTTATCCTAAAATTTTCAGATCGAATAAAACCGGATTTATATCTCTAATTAAGTTATCCAATATTTAACCGGATTTAATAAATAGATCGTGAAAATATAAATAAATCAATAGAATTTATCAAAATAAATCAAATAATCAGCAGAAATCAGCAAAATTTATAAAAATAGATCGAATAAGCAGCAGAATTTATAAAATATAGAAAAATGTTATTTGTATATGGTATTTTGTCATGTATTGCAAATATGTAATAAAATAACGCAAAATTGTAGTATAATAAAGTCAGGTTAAGGAACGTTTACAATCTTTATACTTTTGTATCATGATATATACAAATGTATGATTTTTGATTAAGTAAACTATATTTATAGTTCAACTTATAAACCTTAACTAAATATAGTTATAAAGGAGTTAAAAATGTATACGGTTTATTTTAATGGTAATGAAGATGATTATAAAATCATTACCAATGCAAATAAGAAAAACTGTTATTACAGTAAAAACGTTTTACCGTTTAATGACGGTCAGTTAGAATATTGTAAAGGATATTCAGCAGAAAAACATGAGTATTCTTATTTTTGGGTATGGAGTTATATAAATAACAAAAATACTGCTAAAAATATCGTTAAATTCTTACAAAATAAAGGTTTTACCGGAATTATTTTAGCGTATGAAGATGAAAATTATAATACCGTATGGTATAAAGAACAGTCTGCGGAACAGTCTGCGGAACAGTCTGCGGAACAGTCTGCGGAACAGTCTGCGGAACAGTCTGCGGAACAGTCTGCGGAACAGTCTGCGGAACAGTCTGCGGA